GGCCAGTGCATTGGCAGCGTGAGCTGCTGACAGCGGATTTTTCGGTTGCGGAAGCGTAACCGAAGGGAATCCACTTAACACCGTCCGGCGATATTCAAACCACCGACCATGAGCACGAAGTCCTTTGTACTCATAGCGGAAGCCTGCTTTCACATAGTCAGCGTCCAGGAAATACTCTAGATGACTCCAGAGTAGGAACCCAGTGCTGCCGCTGCGAAAGCTACAGCCGAGCGTCGCATCCAAGTTTTCCAGGGCCCTCCCGATCGGGAGAAACCAGTCCGCTACGAAAGAGAACGGGACCACTTCCCACGCGATACTAAGTGGGTTAGTTAGTCCAATACTCCCTAGATATGCGGATGCTTGGGTATCTACAACATAATGGATTGTCCCACGATAGTAGAAGATGAACTGTCTATCTACTTTCGCCTTGGCGTCAGGTTGTTGGGGAATTTGTGTATCCCTTCCGACTTGACGGATCTTAGCTCTCGCCGTGTTAAGTGGCGGGCGCTCAGTCACATCCTCATAGGCCTTCTCTACTTCTAGAGAGGCTTCATAGAGGTCCGAGTAAAGGGGCAACCAACCATATTGTAGCTCGAGCCAATTATTAGCTGCCGATTTACGCCTGGAGAGGCGTTTCGACTGAGCGCAGCCAAGGGTTCTACAAGCATTCCTGTATTGCCCTTTTCTGACCTGCCTATAGGCCTTCACGAGCTTCTTCGCCGTCCCGGTAAACATATTGAACATTTGGTCTCTCTCGGCAATGAAATTGCCGAGGTTGACTTTCATGCCCTTTATCTTCGATAGGAGGCGAGTGCTCATTTGTGCCGATATGCGTTGATACTCACTAATTGTTGGCTCTAGATAGGTCGTAGTGTTCCACATGTGGTTAAGCGGCCCGATGTACTCACTGAAATTTCCAGTGGAAAGCTGTGTGTACTTCAGGTGCACCCCATCGGCTGTCGGACAATTCTGACGTTCAGTTTCTCGAACATAAGGCTGTTCCGGCAACCACTCGCCCTTTCGTTTCTTCTCCGCGAAACCAGGAGTAAAGAACATATCCCGGTAAAGCGTAGTACGTGAG